TGAACTAAACCACCACCATTCATTTTGGCACTGGCAGATATACTAGAACCTAAAGAATCTAGTTCAGCCTGATTCTTGAGATTTAATAATTGTGCTGCATGTGGGTTTTCTGCAAAAAACTTCTCCCTATCTTCGTCTGTTGTTTGTTCCATTGATACAGAAAATATAGATTCATCACCTCTTGTTTTTGTTCTTGTTCTAGTCTTGATACCCCTATCAAGATCTATATCAGTATCTGATGTTTCTTTTATTCCACCACCAAAATATTCTTTACCCATTGGTTTTGTAAGTTCCACATTTGGAGCATAAGTTAGATCATTTAAAGGTTCCATACCCTGAAATGCTCGTTCTTCATTAACAAACTTAAGCATATATGCTTCTTGTTGTTGTCTCTCTTTTGGATCAGTTACGACACCTCGTTTAGCAAAACCACCTTCATTAAATCCACCCATAGGAGTTGGTATATTGGTTCCACCAGCAGCAGCATTCATTCCAGCAAGAGTATCAGCACCATACTTTTGAACTGCTCCTTTACTCATTACAAACTCACCAGGAGTTAGCATCGCAGGAACTGTATCAGTATTACCACTTCCAGCAACTTGTCCACCTTTATTTAATTTTTGAACTTCTTGATCACCTGTTGCTTCCACATTTATATCATCACCTATTGCCTCTACATTTGTATCATCACCTTCTCCTTCTTTATTTTTATTTCTATTATGCAACATAATACCACCACCAACAACCGCAGCAGTTCCAAGAGCCGCCCATCCCCACGGACCCATGGCTGCTATTGCTTTAAATAGTGCTGGTATAACAGTTTTTAAAAGTGTAGCACCCCACATTACCAATTTTCCAGTAAGTCCAAGAACAAATCTACTTAAACCATTTCCAAATGCCAAATATGCAGTTAATAATACAGGCCACCAATCCTTCAAGAATTTAAAAATACTATCAATTTTACCTTGATTCTCAGGATTTGATGTCCATTCTAAAATTTTAAAAAGAACTCTTCCCAAGATAATCTTCTTTATGAAACCTATTATATTCTCCCATACACTCTGAAAAGGTTTAAGAACTTTATTAGTTGCCTTCTTTACTCCATCAAATACTTTACCACTACCTTCTAAAAGTCTTTCTTTTAATGATCTACGTTTATTCTCTGCTTCCTGTTTTGCATCCTTTGCTTGTTCCTCTTGAAATTTAAACTGCTCACCTAATAGTTTTTCTATAGCAACAACTTTTTCTTTAATAACTATAAGATCTCCACCCTGTCCTCCAGATTCTCCTCCTTTTACTGGATCAAGTTTAGATGGATTAAGTAATTTTTGAGCAGATATTGTTTTCTTTGTAATTTTAAAGGATTCGCCCCTTTGTTTAAAATTGGGATCTGCTGCCTTTCTTGATTTTCTTACTCTTACAACTTCTTCTCTTAATATTGCTGATCTTCCATCACCTTTACCTTTAGTCGCAGATTCAATAGCTGCAGCACCTTCCATTAAAGCACTTAAATAGTTCTCTTCTGAAGAAAGATTGTCTAAATCTATCCCCAAATCTAAAAGTATTTTTACAGGACTAGTACTAGTGGCTGCCATTCCCTTGTTGTTGTTGCTTTAATCTTTCCTCTTCTAGGTGTTGTTGAAGAAGCCCCACATAGATGTCTCGTTCCCAAGGCATCATATTTTCTATCTCTGTCAAGCTATATTTATGATACTGCATCAAGGCAAAATTAAGTTTGAAGTAATTCTCCAAACTCATATGCAGTAGGGCTATGCGAAAAAACTTGCCAGTCCCTCCATTACCACTTCACTTTCAACCTTTGTTTTAGGATTAGTAACTTTAACTGTATGAGATAATTTAGGCATAGTCTCAAAGAAAGATTCAATCTTCTTAAACTGGGTAGAATTCATTGATTCAAGGAATTCCCTAACTTCTTTCTTAGTACAATCTGCAGTTGCCCAAACTTCTTCCTCATTATAAATTTTATCAATACAAGTAGCAATCAATTCAAATGATTGATCCATCGCATTCTTATCATTAAAATCAAAATTACTTTTAATAAACTGATCTAATGAAGGATACTTAAGTTCCATCATTAAATTATCATCCAATTTAATTTTATTTGTATGATTCTCATCTTTTTGAACTTGAATATCATCCAAATAAATCGTTACTGGAACCTCAGTTTTACCATCATCAGGACAAATAATATTAACTTCAAGATCCTCTCCAACAGATTTACCCCTAATATTAAGGAATAAGTATTCAATATCAAAAGTAGGAAGTTGTTCTACTTTAATTCCTTTAGTAAGAACACAACTCTTAAGAACCGCCTTAATAGCATTTGTAATTTGCTTATTATCTTCACTCTCTAAAGCAATTACAAGAACCTTCTCCTCTTTTACAAGAAATGGTCTATATTTTACTGCTCCACCTGTGGAGGGCAACTCCAACTCATAGGTCGGAGTAGTAATTTTTGGTAAAGGCATAATCTATAATTCAGATCGTATATTTATATATAAGGGTTTTTATACAGCATCCCTAATAGCTTGATTGACAAGTCCACCAGCGACATCTCCAAGAAGATCACTTCCTGTGACTCTATCAACTACATTATCAACCAGACCACCACCAAGATTACCCAAAAATCCACCAAGATTAAACTGAGACTGTTGGAATAAGTCAGGTGATGGATATGCATTTTGAACATATAGATTTTTTACAACATATCTTATATAACTCATAGATACCGTGCATTTCAATAAAGAAGATCCATCATATGAAACAGGCATTGAATTTATTGCTATAGGAAAAGATCGTAAAAACTCATATGTTAATGGATTTAAGTGATCTCTCTCAAATTTTGTAACTTTTAATCCTTGACCTGCAATATATTGATCAGGATATCTCATCCTATAAAAATAATTTTCTGTCATCAATTGTCGTTCATTATCTCTATCAGAAATTTGTCTTCCATTAGTAATCCATGCAATCCATTCCTCAAAGAATTTAATTGGTTGATATAATCCTGCATCAACATAAAAAGTTAAATCTATTCTATCATCGAAAATTCTTCTATGAACATGTTTCTCTGTTACACCTGTTCGATCATTACTAATATCAAATGTTGCTAAGTTAGATCCAGGCAAAGATGCTTCTGAGCACATCAGTTGGATTTTATCTTGTTTACCAATACCTCTCCATTTACCCAGCGCACTAATAATAGGTATCTCCACCTCAAAATGAGAAGTGGTTGCTGGTCTCAACAGATTGGCTTTAATGTTGGATACGGTTCTTACGGAAGGCATTTATAAATACTTTTTGACCTTATATATTATGTATATGAGATAATGGGAGAAAGTATTAAAAGTCTATTTAAACCTACGAAACCTAAAAAATATAAAGGTGATGTGAGTAATATTATTTGTCGTAGTTCTTGGGAAAGAAGATTTTGTAATTGGTGTGATCTAAATGAAAGTATTTTAGAGTGGGGAAGTGAAGAGTTTTGGATACCTTACCGTGCTCCTGATGGTAGAGTCCGTAGATACTTTCCAGATTTTATAATCAAAGTAAAGGAAAATACTGGTAAATTAAAAACTTATGTAATTGAAGTAAAACCACTTAAACAAACCAAAGAACCCAAAAAGAGGAAAAGAGTGACAAAATCCTATCTCTACGAATGTCAGACATATGCTGTAAATCAGGCAAAATGGAAAGCAGCAGATGAATGGTGCAAAGACCGAAAAATTGAATTTAAGATTATAACCGAAAGAGAACTAGGTATAAGATAATGACAGATTCATTCGGATTTAATGGTAATGGTGAAGATGAAGAAGAAAGGTATGCAAATCGCATAGAACCGATAAAACAAGATTTAGAAGCAGCAGTTAATGATCCTGAAGAAATGATGATGATCATTATGGAAGCACTAAATGACACTGTGACTCCAATTCCTAATGTAGGACAATTCTATACCTTTATATACAATGCAAAAACTCCTGATATTACATATGATCAACATCCATTAATTGCTTGCACTTCATTAGAACGATGGGGATTTAAAGGACTTAACTTTCATTGGAGACAATCTCGTAATTATACATGGGAAGAACTAGCAGGACAACTGTATATTGTGCAATATGATGAACTAGATGACCTTCTCAACTTTCCTTATGGAAAATTCATACTAAATAAATAAAAGATTCGTATATTAGATGGCAACAAAAGAAGGTTTTTACGGTAGTGACGATACATCCAATACCTTTAAAGGTAATGGTACTAATTGGTTTACGCTTGTAAATAAAAAAGCAGGAGATATTGATATATACGAAGATATATTAGATGATGATAAGAGAGCAGGAACTATATTTTCAGAATCAGGAAATTTGAAATTTAACTCTAACTGGTTTGATCAAGATTTAAAACATAAATCATTTATTAAAGATAATCTAAAAATATTTAAGAATGCTGGTTCAGAAACAATAAAAAAAGGATTATTATCAGAAGATAATACTTTTTTAAAACTATCTAAAATAAATTGA